TCCCGTTGCATACGATCTACAGGGACAAAATGGCAGCACGGTTTTGAATGCTGGCACGTCCTACACTGGTAACATCCGCTGGATTCAAGTGGTGAACGATGCTGTGCTTGGTACTGTTGCTAGCGCGTCTGGCAACGTTGCCAACCCGACTCGTTTGCAGTCGATTACCCTGCCCGCTGGTTTGGGTATTGGTGGCCGATTCTCGTCGGTTGCGGTGACCAGCGGTGTGGTTATTGCCTACTTTGAGTAATGTCTCAATTCCGTTCCATGGGTGGAATGGACGACTCGATTGCCGAGGATGGTGATCGGGGTTTTGTTGGCGTGAATCAGAGGTTGCAACTCAACCAGTTGCAGCCGGGTGAGGTAAGAGAGTCCTTGAATGGACGTATGGAGGGTTACTGGCGGCCTCGTAAAGGGATTGTGGAAAAGACCAGTGCGTTTACGACTGGTGGTACTCCGTTGCAGTTACCATTTTATTTGATCGACTCTCCTAAAACTATTTCCAATGTGACGGTCCCTACGACTGGTACTATCCGCATCACGGTTACGGCTCATGGATTTGGCGCGGGGACTAGCGGTTGGGCTACCATTTCTGGCTTAGATGCTGCTGTTAATGGCAGCTATGAGTTGTCTTACGTTGATGAAGATACGTTGCAGTACACGGTGGCAGGAGTTACATCGATTTCCGACACCTCTGGCACATTATCCCAGATGCCGATCAACGATGCAGCCAACGCCAATGTCCGTGCGTCCTGTGTGTTCAGTGATCCTAATACTGGCAACAAGGAGTATGTTATTATTGCCTTGGATACCCTCGCCAAGAAGGTTGACCTAGCGGACTACAGCGTCACGAACATCCCCTACCCTCCCGGCCAAGCATTGGGGGCCGACACCGACATGATACAGGTGTTCGACAAGGTGATGCTTTTCCGCGATGGGCAGCAGGCGTTTGAGTGGTTCCCTAATGGTCGTCCAATCATGTCTGCTTCTTCTAATGCTACGGCAAGTCCAAATACCGTGGTTACAATGAATGTGAAGGAGCATGGATTGCTTGCAGGGGCATCTGTTACCATTGCTGGACTGACTGGTGGAACACCACCAAATGGAACCTATGTGGTAGCGTCTGTCACGAACCAAGACACATTTACATTTGTAGCATCTGGCATATCAACAAGCACAACATTTGGCGTTGCCGCTGCCACCATGACCGATGGGTTTACCCTGTCGCCGGGTGGAACTTATACTCAACCGCAGACATTCAATGTGCAGGCTAAAGATATTGATGTAGTTGCAGGGTTAGTCACAGCAGATGTCAGCGCAATTGGAAATACAACCATCCGTGCTGGAGACATTATCGTAGTTCGTGAATCTGCAACACCAGAGCTTTCTGGGATGGTTGGTAACGAGTATTATGTGACCGAGGCTACAACCACTACGATTAAATGGTATGCGCCAATTGGGGACTACAATACATCATCCTCTGATTCCTTTGAATTTGGTGGAAGGTTCAGCGTAGGTGGCGGGTTCATTCACCAACCCGGTGCGCCTTGGGGTGTGTACTTCCAGCGTAGATTGTGGGTTCCACACTACTATAACCAGTCTGGTCCGTACAACGCACCTGTCTATACCAGCACCAAGATCACCGACGAGATCGCTGTTTCCGACATTCTAGACACCACGACATTTGACCAGATTGAAAACCAGTTCCGCATCAGTGGTGGTACTGCTGACTATGTGGTTGGGATGCACGGGTTCTACGACGATGCACTAATTGTGCTTAACCGCAACAGCTTGCACCTTATTTCTGGTACTGTTGGAAGCCTATTGGACACCAAGGTCACCGAATTAACCTCCGAGGTTGGATGTTTGGCCCGTAGGACTATTGTTTCCCGTGGCAACATGGTCATGTTTCTGTCTGACGATGGGGTCTATGCCGTTGAATTCCTCAACGATTACAACCTTCGTGGGGCCGAGGAACCAATTTCCAAAAACATTCAGCCGTACATCGACCGAATTAACAAGGATTACGCCGATCGAGCCGTAGGTGTTCTGTTTGATAACCGCTATTACCTTGCAGTGCCTCTAGATTCAGCAGTTGGTGCTAACGATGCGCGTGGCAATAACTCCATTTTGGTGTTTAACTTTCTAAATAAAGGCTGGGAATCGCTGGATACCTTCGGTGATTCGAGGTTTTTGATTGAGAATTTCGTAATTGGTAGCGCAGGAGTGCGAGATAATATCTATGCCGTAACAGCAAACGGTGGTTTGCACCAACTTGAGGCAGCAGATACCTCTGTTGACCGCTTGAGCGTATCCAATACAGCTAGTTTGGTGGTTACTCCCACGATTGATGCGTCTTTAACAACCCGTGGTTACGATCTAGGAACTATGGAGCGAAAAAGGTTCACCGATGCACAGATTGTAATGCAGAACCTTGCAGGTGAAACTGGCGAGTATAGCATATCTTTTGCCGCTGAAGACCCAGATAGCGCACAACTTATAGGAACCACCACTCAATTCCTTGGTGGAGAGATTCTAGCACCTAGTACAACTGGGGAGGCTGAAACCGCAGGTATCCGTTGCCGACTTGGTGGCATTCGCGGCTATACAGGCACGATGATCTTGACAAGAACCATTGGTTCCCCCAAGATAAACTCCATTAAAGTTGCTGGTTCCGTTACCAACAGACAGATTATCTCACAGAAATAACCGCTATGGGCGCAGTTGATACCACCTACACATTTACGGCTACTGACACGATCACTAGCACAAAGATGAATAACATCATCGACCAGACAACAATTACTACTGACGCTATTATAGGCACCACTTTGGATGTTGCTTCTGGAAAACTTAAGATTCGCTCTGCTGGAATCACATCCAACGAGATGGGTGCAAACTCCGTTACCACCAATGCAATTACGGATCTGAATGTTACTACTGGAAAAGTTGCTGACCTTGCAATTACGACTGGCAAACTTGCTGAACTTGGTGTAACCACAGGCAAGATTGCAGATAACGCAATAACAACCGTAAAGGTGCTAGATGCAAATATTACACCGGCAAAGTTGTCTCAGCCATTGACTTTATCAACAGCACAAGCAAGCACAAGCGGAACAAGTATTGATTTTACAAGCATTCCTTCTTGGGTTAAGAGGATTACTGTTATGTTTTCTGCTGTATCTACAAGCGGAAGTAGCAATCTATTAATTCAAATTGGTGATTCTGGTGGAATCGAGAATACTGGATACTCATCATTAGCTGGTGATTATAATGGAAATACCGCACAAAATACCACCGGGTTTATTTTAAACAGAATAAATTCCTCATCGTCTATTTTTAATGGGTTTATTGTTTTAAATCTAATAACCGGAAATACATTTGTAAGTAATGGTATTTTAGCTTACGAATCAGCTGGGGCTTATATTTCAAGTTCTGCTGGATCAAAAACCCTATCGGCTCAACTTGATAGAATTCGCATTACAACAGTAAACGGCACAGACACTTTTGATGCTGGGTCAATCAACATAATGTACGAGTGAACCAGCACCTAGCAAAAGCAATAGAGATTTATGAAAAGCACGAACTTAACATCCAAGAGCATATTGCATGGCATATGCAAAATGGTGTTGTTTTGTGTAACGATGATTGCTTTGGCTTATACTACTTCTCAAATTCAGACAATATTGAATGTTACTGCGCTCCAGAAAATGCAGACACGTTGTTTGTTACATTTTACACGGGTGATATGTCAAAAGCACTCGAACGATTTGTCGATGACTTCAATTATGTGTCATTTTCAAGGGACTTCCAGAACTCTCCTCGCAACAGAAAATATTTAATTTCAGAATTTAATCAAAAAATAACCCGATAGTATTATGGGCAAGAAATCAAAAGCACCACCAAAACCAGAAGATCCATTGAAGCTTGCTCCACAGCAATCTGAGCAATTGCTGTCGTATTATCGAGGTCAACTTCCAAGTTGGATTGATCTTCAAGAGCAATTTGGACCTCAGTTTATGGCTCAAATGCTTGGGCAGACTGGTCAATTCCTTGGTGGCGTTGGTGGTCAACCCGGACTACAAGCCCTACAACTCAGCACCGCGCAACAAGCAGGCAAGACCCTAGAGCAACTCCGTGCTGAAGAGCTTGGCCAAATGACTGGTCAGACTGGATTGGCTCGTGGTCTTATGGCTGCGTTGTCGCCAGAGCAAGCCGCTGCAGTACAAGCCCAAGCACAAGAAGCTGAACGCGCAAGGGTTGCCGCACAAGGAATTACGCCACAAGAACGTAGATCTTACGAACAACAAGCACGCGAAGGATTCCAAGCAGCAGGACGTTTAGGTGGAAATCGCGCACTTGTCGCAGAAGCAATGGGACGTGAAGATGTCATGCGTCAAAAGCGTGAGGAAGCAGCCACGGCTGGAGCCAGAAGCTATGATCTAGCCAGCAGATTCTACACATCTCCGGGTCTTGGCCTTCTTAGCCAGCAACCACTTTCTTACCAGACAGGTCAACAAACACTTGGTACTGCAATGACTGCAGGACCAGCATCATCTGGTCAGTTTGACTACAATATGCCGCTAGGATTTGCCCAGCAACGCGCTGGTGCATTGGATGCATATAATCAAGCAAAATTTAAGGCGGAGCAGGAAGCAAAAGCGGCTAAACTTGGTGCTATTGGCAGCATTGCTGGCCTTGCACTCGCCCCATTTACTGGTGGTTTATCTGCTGGTCTTGGACTTGGTGGCATGGCAGGTAGCGCACTTGGTGGGGCTTTAGGTTCAACTGGATTCAACCTTGGTGCTTCCTTGTTTAATGCCGGAGCTGGATTGTTTGGCGCACCACAAAAAGCAACAATAGTTTAACATCATGGCACTTACAGGAGGACAAGTTGGGTTTACTGGATACCAGCAACCAGATTACTCTGGGGTTGCGGAGGCTGCCTCCATGCCTGCGCGTCAAATGGCAGGAATGGTTCAGCAAGTTGGCGATTACTTCAAGAAGCAGAAGGATAGCAAAAACCTCGCCACAATGGGAATCAAGATCGCGGAAGCCGCTAAGATCATGGACCCAGCACAGGCTCCATATTACGATCAACTCATCAACACCCTCAAGGACGAGAACACCCCTGTGGACGTTCGTGGCGCACTTGGAGCGCAGGTGCAAGACCTACTCAAGCAAAACACCAGCATGCGTGCTGTGGCGGTGCAAGAGGCACAGCTTGGAGGATTGCCAGCATACTTTGGTGGCGCGGCAAGGACCCAACCTCGCTCGTATGGTGGGGGTGGTAGTTACTCCAGACAGGTTGATATGTCTGCTGGTGATCGCGCACTTGCCAATCAGCCATTAGGATCTCAAGGAATGATTCCAGATGAAGCACTTGTTCTTCCGGGTGAAGCGGGTGCGGATGTTGTGGCAATTGAGCAAAAAATCCAAAAAGCACAACAACTTGGAATTCCAGCAGAGCAAATCAACCCGATTGTAACTGGCATTCAGTCTGCGCTAAGCACTCCGTTTGCAGAAACTCAAGATGTGGTTCAAGCGTACAATAAAAACTTGGATACGATGATTGCAAATGCCGCTCAAAACCTTG